CAATAGTCCACACACCAGCAGCACAGCGATAAGGGGTAGATGAATACCCCTCAAACAATGTAACTAAGTCAACCCCTTCCTTGATCATTTTCGTGCAGACCTATAGCCAAACAAGAAACCTAATACTGCTTGAATAGCTTCACCGATGAGTGAACCCCACAACAAGTCAACTGCTTGCCTGGTGTCATCAAGTGACTCGACTGAACTCAACACTGCGTAAGTGTAGAACGAAGCCATGACTGCAAACAGTGTGATAATTATGGTGACAGCAAAAGGTCGCATTGCTGCATTCCATGCGTCAACCCAGTTGATACCTATGCTTTTCAGACTAGCTTTAGCAATCTTTGACTGAGCATCATAAGCTGCAATGTCAACCTCACGGTCCATCTCAGCAACACGTGTCTCACCCTCCTTCTCAGCGATACGCAATTGAAGTTCAGTCTGCTTCTCAAGCATCTGCATCTCTCGATCATGCTCACGACCTGCACCCCACTCTTTTAAAAGGTTGGGAACCGTACCGGATATTAAACCGGTGACAGTTGATATTAATGCTGTGATCATAGATTACCCCTTTATACCAAATGCAAGTTTATAGTTACCTTTATGGACACGATACATTTTGTCGTGTGTCCATGACTCACCAGCCGGAACTAGAACACCAGCAGCATCATTACCACTGAATGCTCTTGTGTAAAATTTAACAGTTCGGTCAGTTCTATCTTGAATCAAACAGTTGTCTCTGCCAACATCATACGGTGGGTAATTGAACACACTACCATCAAGTGCTGTTGTATATGATGCAATAGCTGCATATTCATCATTAATAAATGCAACACTTTCCTGAAGTTGTGGTATGAAAGTACCACCGTTATCAAATTGGTCAATAACATAATTCTGATCAGCAGCAACATGTTTGAACCCACCACCAACAGATAAACCTTGGGGTTGTCTAATACCCTGTGAAGTGTCAGTGTTTGGTGAGTTAAGCATGATAGTAAATTCATCATGAACGTAACTGTCAGCGAGTGTGGTCTTCGTAGTAGTTACACCATAACCTGATTGACTGAATGAAAAAGTATAATCAACTGTACAGAAGTTACTAGAATCAACAGCAAATGATAATGTGGTTGTAAATTCAATTCTGAAATCTTTTGCTAACCAGGTGTCAAACTGTGCACCACCTGCAAAATCGATCACTGCATTGTTTGCATAGAACACCGGAACAGGTGTGGTTTCGTTCCCATGAATACCACCAAGGAACTCTTCATCACCAGCAGGTTCTGTTGTTTTCCTGACACCTATAGCCATTTCCAAATTACCAGAACCGATCAACATATACTCAGTACCTTGACCACTATCATTGTTAGGATCTTGAACAATTTTAGGCATGTCAAAATCATCAAACTGATCAACACCGATTACACCTGCTAAGTTCTGATCATACCCTATAACACCGAAATCATAATAACGATGCGCAGTGCTTGACGCATTTTTAGTCTTACCATTTTTCACATGTAAATAGTAATCACCTTTAACCAAGTTTGTAGCAATAACTTCGTTTTTAGCAGTTGAACCGACACCGTACATATCTAAAGTCTGATTCTGATATTCAGTTATTTCTGTACCAGTCGAATCGTATACAGTGAACTCAGCAATTGATGCCACATTAGTTTCAACATACGACCATACGACTTTAGTCACATCGGTGAAAGCATAAACAGCAGTAGTACCAGATGTAACACTCATTGAATTGGTTTGACCACCGAGTGACGCATCAAGAACAATACCGTGAATACCCACAGCATTAAATGCTATGTCGTCATAACCAAGTAAACCTGCTTGATACACTCGATTAGCACCAGGGTTTGTTGTATCAACTTCAATCTCTACAACATAAGTTTTAGCTGTATCAAGACCGTCAGCTAACGGTATGTGCATTGTAGTGTTACCAGTAGCGGTTGAAATAAAGTTAACTAAATGGTCACTTGGTAACAGGTAGTTTGCTTCATCTATTTCAACTGCGCTCTCAGTAATTGTAATTTTACCGATACCACCGTTACCTGCATATAACCCACGTAAGTGCAAACGTTCAACACCTGTGATTGTATAAGTACAAGTATCACCGATTGTTGCAGACCAACTAACATCACTGGTAGTCAATACAACAGCAGGTGCAGACCACGTACCAACTTGAACAGCATCAGCACTCGCTTTAGTCACTGTTGTTGCCGTACCTGTTGTTTCACTTACATTGTTCGCTGGTGTTCTCACAACAGGGTTTGAAGGGTTCAGACCTGCTAATGAGCAGTTGATCATGCGTGGTGCACCATCATTGGTCACGTTGAATCTATTGGTGAATAGCCAACGATGCCAGAAACGACCGTCATTTGACATCGGTGTATAGACAGCAAATTCAAGGAAATCAGTTCTTAATTTCTCAAGCATGCACTGTTCAGCTTCTACAACAACGTTCTGACTTACACCGAAAGTTCTTAATATGTCTCTTGTTTCACCACGGTATCTGTTTGGTAAATTCAATTCTAATGATACATATGGATCAGCATCACTTGCTTGACCACCATAAAGATACTGTGAATCTCCACCGGTAGGTTCCCACGTCGGTTCATTCTTTTCACTTCTGATAATACTTCTTTTTGTCAACACGTGGTCAGCACCACCGAAACCTGTATCAGCACTGTTCTCTTGTGTTTTAGCTGTTATCTTACCAGCAGAGTCAATCATCACTGGTGTGACTTTACTCATACCAACTGCTGTCAGGTCAGTTATATCATTGAATGAGTAAACCACTGAATCACTTGATATGATGTCGGGACTTAACTCAGACAGGTTCACGTTCTCAAAACCTGTCAAGTCTGCTTTCCAGCGTATTAAACTCTGACTAATTGGGTCATCAAGTGTTAAAGGCAAAGGACCACTGTAAGATGTACTAACTGAAGGACTTCTGTCTTTTTCATCAAGTAACTGTTGAATTAAGAATGTCAGTTTATCCATCGCATCTTCATGTGTGTCAGGGAAAAATGGTCCTTGAGATGTAAATGCAGTTAACTGAGTTTCTTTGTAGTTGGATCGAATATACCATTCGTGTCCAGTAGGTAAAGCACCTGCAACACGTGTGATAATACCACCACTGTCATCACCAACACCTGCAACAGTATAATGTGTATCAACAGTAAGTAATGTTTGCAACCCTTGCGTATCTGTTTCATAAACACTAAGTTGTGTTTTATCAGCCACCTTGAATGTGTAACTGAATGTATCTGCTATACCGTTACCGGCATAAGGTCCTGATGTGATTTTTGTGGTATTAACAGTCATAGTGACACTCCAATATATAATTTCTAAAGTCTATCATTACTTACGCTCAGGACCAAATAAGAACTGATGAGTAGTAAACTCTTCACCTTCAGCAAGTACCTCATACAAATGTTCACCGGTTGCCCACGCTTGACCTGTACCTGGTATACCTGCACCAGCACCAACTAATTTACTAATTGATTTAATTTGACCTTTCGTCAACTCACCGTCGGTAAGTACCGCTTTACCACCACCTTTCAAACCTTGCAACCCTTGCTCAACGATTGATGTAACCGGTGAAGCATTGTACTGATAACCACTGAATAACCCATTAGCTGCATCACGTACAAAAGGTATTGATGCAATCGGGTAGTGCAACTTTAGTCAGTGTTTCCTGTAACAATTCTTCAGGTTCTTGGTCTTCTTTCGCAAACTCACCACGCATCATCATCTCGAATAATACAGGTATGGTGAACAAGAACATTGCTTTAGCTGCAACAGTGGTAGTTGAGTATTTACCAGACTGTGCACCTTTAACTAGGTCACGTTGCAAGTTCCACAATGCACTGAAGAATGTCATGAACATGGTGAATATCGTATGTGTCTTAGTTTGATTACGCATCAGACCAGCCATGTCTTTAGTCACACCTGAACCTTGAACATTCTCAATCACCCAGTCAGCATACTGAAACGCTTTCTTTTCATCACCAGACTCACCAAGCTCTTTAATGTATGCAGCGTGCCATGATGGTAAATCAACCATGTAAGTTTGAATCAGTGCAATGTGTTTCATTGAAGCTTCTTGAATGGCTGCAAATACACCACGTTTACTTTCGAGCTGTTGCATTGCATTCATCAATTCACGATCCATTGTCTTAGTACGATGCTTCAACACTTTAGACTTCTCAGTGGCGAACTCCCACGCACTTCTCATGCTGTCAACACTACCAAGTATTGTACGCATTGATTGCATTACAGGCTTCATACCCACTTCAGCAATGGTGTTAGACAGACCACTTATCTGAATGATACCAGTTGATGCTTTGAAACCCATTACACCGAGTGTAGTACCTAAACGTAACCTGTTGAACATCGCATCTACAATCGATTTATTAGGTGCATTGCGACCATCTTTAGCAATATCATTCAACCACGGTTTAAGTTGTGCAAATTCTTCAGGGCCTAGTTTCTCAGTCACTGCATCTTTTACACGTGGGTCACGTAGTAATCTGTTCACTTCACGTACTGCATCATGGTGAGTGATATAGTGAATTGTTTCTTGTATATGATTAGGAACTACATTCAGTGTCAAGTGAATTGGTGCAAAGTAACCTGTACGCTCATTTGTTGATCCAGTGTTCACCGATGCTTGTATGCTGGCGTTACTGGCAAACATTGAACCCACTTCAGCTTCTTTACGTTCTTCAAACTCAGCAGCTTTATTGTCACGAGTTGGGTCATACTTAACAGGGTAATAACCACCTTTAAATGTACCGTGTTCAGTTTCAACCGGTGTAGCTTCAACTTTAGGTGGTACAAGTCCAGTGGTGCGACGATGCACTTCAGCAAGTTTCGGGTAAAGAATATCAATCTGATCCCAAATCTTCTGAACCATCTGCCAGTCTGATTTAGTCATGTGCTTCAGCACAGCTTGCAACTGAGCATTCTGTAAATTTATATCGTTACCATCTTCTTTCGCCCAACCTTCACCGAGTAATAACTTTTTCAAATTACCTTCGTTACCAGTGTTCAATGCAACTGCAATAATCTCATGACCTTTCAAGTTACCGGTGTGAGTACCACCTGCTGTACCTTTGATTTCAGGTATGAAGAATGTGGTATTGTGACGCTTCTCATCTTCCTTGCTTCTGTTCTTGATCATGTCAGTGACCGGCTTACCAACTTCTTCAAACATTTCTAATTCAGCATTATATGCATCAGTCATCGGTTGTGAGAATGTGGTGAACCATGTACCCACTCGATCCATTCCATCCATCCATGACATCATATAAGGAATCTTAGTCATTTGACCCATTGCCCATCGACCCTTGCGTTCAATCCAAGTTAAGTCATCAGCAACACTTGCACTCTTTTTGAATCGACCTGTACCAGTTTCAGCAGCAGTGGTGACAAGTTTCTCAACCAGTTTGTTATATTCGATTTCTTCACCCATACGAGTGAGTTTGTTCGAGTAACGTGCAACATGTTCGATGTTCTTCACTGAGTCATTGATGCCCTGTAAATCACTATAAGCAACATTTTTCCAATGGGTAACATAAGACTCGTTCAACACCACGTTAGCCAATACTAGACCATCACCGTGAGTGTCCATGCGTTCAGCAGCCCAGGTATTAATGTCTTGGTTAACTTGATCAACAGAACCTAGTGTTGCAGATTTTCTGAACTCGAACCGTTCAAGTACCTTGACTATCTGTTCCCAGTAACCACCTTCCGCTTTTTGAATTTCTTCACGTACTTTTTTCTTGTTGTAACGATTCATACGGTCAACGATTTTCACGGTGTCATTCTTCGCTGTCGTTGCTTCCATACCAAGGTAGTAGTTTAATGCTTGACGTGCTTTAGCTTGTGCAGCACCTTCTTTATTACCTTCAGCCAACATGCGTGCAGCTTCTTGTGCAGCACGAATCTCAGCCTTGCGATATTTACCAGGGTGAATTTCTCTGAATGATAAGTTACCAATACGTTCAGCAGCAATCGACTTCATTGTCTGACGGTCAAGACTACGTTGACTTGTACCACGTGCAAGTATCTTCAACTCATGAAGAATCAACTTACCACGTTCTTCATTCTGCACTGCTTCATCAGCTTGTTGCTCAATCGTACCATCGGTGAATATATCACCATGTCTAGTGAACATAATATCTTGAGCATTTGACTCAGCAGTTTCTTTCAATGGTGGTGCAGCTAAAATATCATTCAACATCTCAGCACCAGAACTGTAACCAAAGTATGCAGCAGCTTCGTCTGGGTGAACACCTTTCTGACCTTTAGCAGTCATACCACGGAACTTATCAGATACACGAACAGACTTGCGACCTAGCTTGTCAGTACGTTCTTCACCAGTCATCTCTTTCACAGTAGCGTGATCAAGCTTGATGTTAACTGTTTGTAGGTCAGTTTCAGACTCTTGCAACTGTTGTTCATTTTGTGATATTGCATTTTCTAGTGAGTCAATTTCACCTTCAACTTGACTGTCAACAAACCGAGTGTCTTCAAAAAGCATGTCATTGATTACATCTAATGCTTCATTAGCATCAAAGTCAGTGATAATACCTTCTTCATGCAACAATTCTGCAACACCGTCAGCAGTCAGACCACCAGTCTTAGGGAATAATGGTTTACCAAATACACCACCGCGTTTTTTGAACTCAGCAGGATCAACACCCTCTGCTTCCATTGACTCACGGTTCAACCCACCTTTTTTAGCAATGAATTTACCAATGGTGTCGTTATCTTTTTTCAGCTTTTTAATTTGCTTTTCAGCTTCAATGATTTCTTGTTTAGATGTTTCAATTTTCAGTTCAATGTCACCAGTTGGTGCGACGTGCTTCAACGTGTTCATTGTTGCATACACACGTTCTTTACTTAAACGGTCCATCTCTTCATCAACTAGGTCAGCAGATTCTTCTTTCCACCACTTCATGTTGATGCGTATCATTTGTTGGATCAGCTTATCGCGCAATGTTTCAGTCTGAACGTCTTTAACTTTTTCCTGACGTTGCTGATAATTGCTGAACTCTTCTTCAGTCATACCTGCCATAGCAGCATCGGTGAACATTGGTTCAACTCGTGCACGTGACTCAGCAGCAGCAATCTGTTCTTCAGTTGCTAGTAATCTGTCAAATACTTGACGCATCTCATTATCAAGGTTCACATTCAAGTCACCACGTAATGCTTGGTAAATGCGTGCAAGCCAACGTGCAAATGTTCTGAATGCATTACGCAGTTCAACACTTGGTGCTTTACCTTCCATCAAATACGTTTCAAAGCCACGAGCAAACTGCTCATGTACCGCACGACGAACCGCAGCATCTTTATCAGTGTTACCTGATGAACCTGTATCAAGGAAGTTCACCACATCAGCTTCAGTGATTGACCCTTGTATACCGTCAGGTGGTTGTTGTGATTGTGCTAATAAGTCAGCAGATTCTGCATCCTTGAATTGAGCATTAACGGACCTGATATTTTTAGGGTCAAACATCACCTGTTCGAATATTCTTTTATCACCGTCTTCATCTAACTCATGGATGATTAAAGAATCATAACCTGCTTCTTGTAGTAACCTAGTGCGTTCACTCGCTGATGTATCAACATCAATACCAATTTCAGCATATTGTTCTTTGGCAGCATTACGCCAGTCAATACCATGTGTGGCACTACTTGCACGAACAAACGGTTTTTCTGATTTTAAATAAACAGGTATTACATTCGGTGTACCACGATATTTACCTGCATAAGAACTTGCATAAGCTTTGTTTTCCGAAAAATAAAAACCTGCACCATGATACCCTTCGTCAGAAGTTGAACCTATTTTGTCAACTCTGAATTCTTTAACATCACGGGGAGTACCGTGGTAAAGGGTAGTATCAACATCAAAACCTTGCTCACGTGCGCGTTCTTTACGTTGGTCAGTTGATTCTACCTGTGACTGCTTCAGTGCATCAAATTCATTACCTAAATATTTATTTGCTTCAGCAGCAACATCTTCAGCATTACGCTTGTACCAGTTGTTGATGCTTTCATTCATGTCAGTGTTACCTGACGCTTCCATCTCATACATGAAATGTGCAAACTCATGAAGAAATGTTGACAGGTCAGCAGATTCAGTCAGTCTGATAATGCTGTTTTCAGGGTCATAGTAACCACGAGCAACACCAGTGTCCGGTTTCTTTTGGAATAATAGTTTTTTCTGCTCACTGATAACTTGCTGGCGTGTTTTACCTTTACCTGATGAGTCATAAGTTTTAATCTTCAACCCTGCATCTTTCAATACTTGTAATGCATTTTTGTTCATACCTTTAGGTACAACAGCAGTGTTGAACTCTTCAAAACCAACAGCGCGTTGGATCTTAGTTTCAAAGTAACTTGATGGTAAAGCACTAAGGTACTCAGTGAAGTCGTCAACAATCTCACGTACTTCAGGTGTCACGTTAAATGCTTCATTCAACCCTTTACGACCTTCAGTGATTGCAGTACCTGCATCGTCAGCATAACCCCAACTATCAGCATCAAACTTGTAGAATGGTTTCAACTTCTCAAGCACTTCCTCGAAAACATCAGCAGACTCTTGTTTGACTTCAGTCATCTCAGCTTCACTGACAATCTCATCACGTCGTGCTTGAACCTGTTTAATGGTTTTCATCTCATTAGCGAAAGCAGAACGAACTGTACCAACACCGTAGAATGATGCTTCACCAGCTTGAAGTTTCTGTGTCATCTCCTTGACAACACTTTGCATATTATAATCGACGTACTTCTTGTTACCACTTGGTGAGAAACCTTTGAACAGCTTCTTACCATTGACCATGTCATTGAACTTGTCTGTCACCCATTGGTCATACTCATCACGAGTCTTCTGAACACGCATCTTTTTATCGATGTCAGAACGCAGTTGGTGAGTATCAGTTGCACCTTGTTGTTTGAAACGACGTACTTCTGATTCAAAGTCAAACAGTTTACCTGGTATAACTTCACCATTCTCAAGAAACCAGAAACCACTGTAACGTTCAACACGACCAGGGTCAGCAGCTTCAACAGCTTTCAGCATTTTGGTGTAATGTTCTTTAGCAACTTTTTGGAACTTAGGATCACGTGCATCAATTTTGTCAAGCTTTGCAGCTTTCTTGACAGTTGCATCAATCTTCTTGTTTTTAAGTTTCGGTGCTTTACCTTGCTCTTGTAACCATAAATATTGAACAGCAGTTGAACGTTGAAGGTTATCAGCACCAGTACCATCTGCTAATGAGTTGATGTCGGGTTTACTTAGATTAAGATCACGAGCATCACCCATCTGTGCATCAAGTTCATTGAATTTCTTTTGATCAATGTCATAGGTAGGACGTGGTTGACGTGGTGAATATATGTCAGCATCGAAATTACGTGCTTTATCTGATTCAAGTAGCGACGGGTCAGCAAGTAATGACACTTCACCAAACGCATCAAAGTCACTGACATCAGTGCGGATAGTAGCAATCGACGGTGCAGCCAAACCACCAAGGTCAGCAGCAGCAAGAATGTTTTCCGATGAAAGGTTATGAGTTACAACTAGGTTCGCGTCATCAACAGCATCCTGAGTCAACACCTGCTCACCTTCAAGTCGGGAAAGCTCACCAGTCTGGGGACCTTCAATGGTTAAACCTGCATCAGTGTAAACTTGTTGAACTGTTTTACCACTACGTGCAGCTTGAGCTGTTGCCCATGCAGGAACAACTTGAGCCATGATTGAAGCATTAGCAGCATTCACTGCACCAGTGTCAATCAGTTGATCACGAACAGTGGTGTAGATTTCTTGAGCTTCAACGTACTGTGACGCGTTTTCCTGTGCTTCACCCATTAAGGTTTCAACGTAAGCTTTAGTTTCAACCTCATGTTGCTCTTGACGGAATGGTGAAACTGTTTCATCACTCATCGTCATGTGTTCACGTAACTCAGTAGCTGCTTCAGTACCAGCAATGTCACCCATGAACTCATCAACGGGAACCGCGACATCAGCACCCGTGGCGCGAGACTCACGTGCAGCATTAGCAAGTGCTTTCAATGCAGGATCAGCATCAATCTCTTCACGTGTTTTACTTTGTAGGAATAATGAAGTCTGAACACCATCAATGAATACGTGAGTATTATTCTCACCATCTGCTTCACGAATGAATTGCTTGAATGACTCAACGTCACGTTCTCGCAGCTTAGACTTAACTGAGTCAGCACTTAACTTATCAATGTTACGTTGCTCAATATCGCCTTGAGTTGCTTGTTCTTGCTCAGTCTGAGTCAACTTATTAATTGTCTTATTGACAGCAGTTGCAGCACCAATCTGTGCACCACCAGCCACAACAGTAGCAATGGCAGTGACCGCTTGACGACGCAGTTGAATGTTGATCATATCTTCTGCTGTTTCAGCATTCTCAAGTTCTTTATCTAAACCGAACATGTATGAGTTGACTGTCTGCAATGCAGTAGCAAGTTGCTCAGTACCCATCTCTTGTACTGCGAATTTCAATGCTGATTTAGTTAATCCTTTACTCTTACCTGTTAAAATTGTTTCAATTGTTTTCGTTGGTAATAACTCAGTACCCACTTCGATAGCTGCATCAATGGTGGCAAACCATCGCGCTTCTTCAACAGTCAAACCTTCAGCACGACCTTCACCATATGACCCTGCGAATGTCTGTGCACCAATGGTGACAAGTAACGGTGCCGTACGACCACCTGACAAAACAGTTAATGCAAGACCTGGGGCCATGTTAGCAAGTGACTCAACACCTGCACGCACACCTTCTTGAACAATGTTCATGTCTTCAGGTGTTAATGATTGACGTTCTTTTTGTAGTGTTTGAATTTCACCAATGAGTCGATCACTGGTTTCTTCTTTAGCAGTTGCAAGTTGTTCATCAGTTTCAATACCGAAGTCAGCAGCAAGGTCACGTGACATATCAGCAGCAAAAGATTCCATGCCCATAGGCATCGCAGTAGCAGGTATCAAGTCTTGAATTCTATCTGATGTTGACTCAATTGCAGCAGTTGTAAGACCACGACCTTGAATGTCGAAACCTATACCGATTGAGCGACCCATACCGTCGAATGTTTTTTCAATACCTTCAAGTAAGTTACTGATCACGTCTTCTTGTGCAATGACAGAATTGTTCACATCAGTAGTGAGAAACTTAGAAGTCTTTGGTGCACGTTGTGTCATACCTTCAAGATTAATCTTGTCAAGCTTCAGCTTCTGTTGAATTTGTTCAGGGTTAGATTGTACAGCGAACTCAGGTACACCAGACTCTTTGCTTAGTTTAGTAGTCTGTGCATGTTGGTCAGGGTTAACCTTGACAGCTTCTGTCATATTAGAGTTCAACTGCGTCTGCTGTTGATCGTCTTCATTTAATCCGAAACCACCAAGGTCTATTTTACTAAGGTCTAAATCAGGCATTATTGACTCGCTTGTCGTTGCGCTTTGAGTAAGTTATCAGCAGTTACTGGGACCCCATTGTCGCGTAAGAATTTACTTAATGTTCTTACATTTTCAGGTGGTATCTCTGTAACATTTTGTTCTACATCTGGTGCTAGGAAATCTATACCAAATGCACTTCTCTCAATAGTAACCTCACGAGTTAAATCTGACAACACATTCGTGAATTCTTCTGATGACAACTTGCTACCTTTTTCACTTTCACGGTACTGAACTTCACCGTCTAATAAGTCATAGAATGCATCAGCTTGGTTGCGCTTCTCATCGTTCCATTTAGTTTTCTTACCTAGCATCTGCTCAATAGCATTGGTGGTCTGTGAACTGCGAGTACGACCTATCTGGTGGTCAACTTTGTCAGACGACGTACCAGTGCCACCTGCGCTTTTAACTGCGCTCACCAGACTTTTACGTTCAGCAGGTGCAAGTTCAGAAAAGTGTTCAGTCGGGTTGATTTTAGACAACTCAGCTTTAGGTAACATCATCAGGTCAGAATATTTATTCCAGTCAGTGATGATTGCTTTACCTGAGTCAATGCTACTTTTCTGTTTAGTACTCAGACGCCCCCATCCTTCAGGATCAGTTGCTTGGAATGTCTCAGCAGAACCACCTTCAATGATATGAGACTCAGCACGTTCAAATGCTTCAGTCTGTGCTTCACTCTCACCCTGCTTCTTCAGGTTAAACTGACGCATAGCTTCAGTCATCGTTTTCTTACGAAGTTCAGGATCTTCAATCTGGTTAACCTGCTCACGTACTTCTTCACGACTGTCATAGGTATCAACTAACTTAGTACCGGCAACAATGGCTTGCTGTGAGTCAGATTGAATTTTCTCAGCTTTAGCTTTAGCAGCAATATCTTTCTCAAGTTTAACTTTGTCAGGACCTTCAAGTCGTGCACCATGCTTTTCTAACATTGCAGTACCTTCTTCAGCACTGCTACTGATAGCCGATGTAATAGCTGTTTTGGCGAATGATGAGTCATAGGTCTGCAACCGTTCATTAGTTGCTTCAGCACCGATACCTTCAAGTTCAGCAGCATCAATCACCGCTTGACGACCTAGTGCGTTCTGAACTGCTAACTTATCAGGTTGATTCCAATACAATGAAGCATTCTCAACGGTGTTCTCAACTTGTGATCTGATGGTGGCAACTTCCCACGACTTCAACCCTTTAGCTGAATGACGTGCAATGTCAGCCTGACTACGAGTGATATGTAAATCCGCAGACTTGTCAAACATTGACTTAGCATTAGAACCTAATGATTTACCATATTGTTTCTTCAATTCTTCAAGTGACTTGTTTGCAGCATTGGCATTGTCAAAAGCATTCTTACCCTGAGTGTTAAAGTAACCATTTTCAGGATTAAAGAATAACTGATTCTTATCGCGTTCAAACGCCACCAATGCTTCTTCAGCAGATGTGGTGTCAATACGTTGAGTGACCTGTGCAACAGCACTACCCACCGATGCAAGACCTTGTGCAGCTTGAATGTTAGAACGGAATACAGCATTACCTGCTGAAGCATCAGCACGTGGTTGTCTGGTGACATTGGTGCGAACCTGTTGAGGTCCATAAGTTGCGACTTTAGGCATGATTAAGGTCCTACTAATGCGTTGTTTATATCCAGTGAACTTGCTTGATTAGTAACAGCAGCACTTGATGGTGTGAACCATTTATCAGCGACACCTGTACCTAACACCGTTGAAGTTGCTTGTAACAATGTACCTGTTGCAGCACTTTTACCTGCTGACTCAGCAAACTCACCTTGACTGGTTGTCAATGCTGCACCTGTATCTAATGAAGATGCTTGGTTCGCGAAATTGCTACGAATACGTAAAGCATCAGCTTCACCAAGTGCAACAGTTTCTTCTTGTAGTTGTAATGCTGATCCTGATGTCAGGTCAATATTCCCTGCACCAAGTTGTGCACGCTGCTTAGATAACAACTCAGCAGTCTTACGACGTTGAATGTTCTCACGCTCAACACCTGCATTACGAGTCTCTTCAGCCTCATTCTCCGCTACTCGTGCATTGTAGTCAGCAGTAGCCTTTTGAAACTTACCTTGTTTAACTTGCTGGTTAGCAGTAAATGCAGCAGAGACAACTGCAACTGCTGCCATTATCGTAGTTGGTTCGCACATCAGCGTGTCCCCTCTAAATGAAATCGATGAAACAGTTCGTCATCAGGACCATGTGGTATTGGATCGTCAATTGTAAACCCTAACCACTTCAACCATAGAATACTGTTCGTGTTCTTACTATGCACCATGTTACACAATCGTGGGCATATAGTCAGCATTTCATCAATGATAGGTTTAGTCTGACGAAAGAATTCTTTTTTATGCTTCATCGCGCTATTAGCACCGAGCATCCACACGACACCTGAACCGGTCAACATGTCACGTTTAACCAGACCAATCATCACCAGTGGTTCACCGTTGTCATCTATTGCTATTGTTGAAACGTCAGACAACTGCCAACCTTTCATCATCGACTCTAATGGTGTGTGATGGTTTGATGCCCACACTTCTTCAGCATCAGCTTGTCGCATGTCATTAGCAATGGACTCAACCAGCTCCACTGTTGGCTTCACCCATTGAATCATTAGTTACCACCTACATCAATTTGTGGAATTACCGAAAGTATTGCCATCGGCAAAGGTGCACGTTGTTCAATACGAACCCCACCACCTTTTGACCACTGTGGTTGTATGAACACTTCTTGTTTATAAGTTTTCAGTGCAACAGGGTCATAGTCATCACTGTCAAAACGTGGTTTGATTTCACTCATTGGTGCTTCAGACCCGTTATCCTGCCTTGGTCCTATAAACCCACCGCGAGAACCTTCAACCTCAACAGTGACTTTAGACACCGAGACTGACTGTGCTTTGGTAGTCTGACTTGGTGAAGGTGTGTCAATGTCCAATGTTTCAATCACAGGTGTATAACTCAACCCTACATGCACCTTAGATGCAGCACGCTCGAGTGTTATTTGACCACCAGTGACTACTTGATCAGGAACAGTATAACCATCACTAAGGATAGTTACAGTTTCACCTGTGAGATGGTCAAGACCACTGATGACTGTCGCTGGTGCACCATCATATGTCAGACCTGAATCAACGTAGAAACAGTCTGCTGCAATAATTGACTCACGTTTTTCTATCCGTTCAACATAGCGAACATCTGAACCGTTTACATTACGCTTGACAATCACATACACTGCATCACGTTCACCTTCAGTCACAGATGCAACTGATTCGAATTCACCTTGAGTATTGTGTTGATGCCAACCCCACACTTGATGTTCACGTTGGTAAGTTAAACCTAACATTACACCGTCATCACGAACACACCACACAATACTGTATGGTTCAGCAGAGTAAGCCATTGCTGTAATCTGTTTATCTTCAAATAAGTGTTCAGACATCAGCGACAAGTCACTTCCTGTGTATTTGTCGCTACTGAACTCGTAACCTAAGTCACGAAGTCGTGCACCTTTCTCTTGTAGGAATAAAGCTGTACTGTTGATCACAACCGGTGGAACTATTGAACAACCGTTGTATGACTGTATTCTCACACCGATAGTCGATGGTGTTAACACTCTGTCTTGACCTTCAGTCATTATCCACTCACCACCAGATGTCAATAGTATCAACGAGTCGAGTGGTAGAAGGTGGCGTATCTCATTCACTTGCTGTGCTGCAATGGTGAATGTAACAGCATCATCATCACGTGCAGGGTTAGATGTACGCAATGAATTAAAATTATTTACTTGAGTCGTGTATGTAACTTGTGGTTCATTATTAGTATTAGCGAATACTTGACGTTGTTGGTAATAAGTCACAGCAGATGGTTTATTGTCAGTACCGTTGAATGGTTGACGATCCTGTGGTGGTGCATCACTTGTTATCGGTGCGATGTTGTAATCATCAAATGAATTATTATTAGAATCACCGATCCACCCTTAAATGCTTGTACCCACTGAAGGGTCTTTATAGACACGGTAATATTCAGCTTCAGGCACAGTGTCCCATGTTAATCTGACACCACCTGTCTGTGATAATGATTTAACAGTCAAACTGGTTTCAGCAGATGCTAATGACTCAGTACCTGCTGCATCAACTGCTGTCACAACATAAGTGTAAGTTTTATCAAAGTCACCGAAACCATCACCGATAGTGGTAGCACCGTTTTGTCTGTCAGCAGTACCATCTGATACATAAGCAGTATGGGCAGTTGAGTCTTCACCGTTGAGTTCAAATGTATCAGGTGTTAACACTGTTATGATGAATGAGCGACCATTGACCTCAGTCATACCCACCACACCTGCGATGTCAATCAGATTACCTGTGACATAACCATGAGCAACAGCAGTTACAACAGCAGGGTTAGCTTGAGTAATACCAGTGATAACTTTAGATATAGCACCTGAACTGAATACTGGTGCGTCAACAGTTGTTGAATAATCAATTGTTGTCAACGTCCAGTTATCATCAGCTAAACGGTTAAGGTTCGCAGGGTCATGGTCAGGGTGAACAATGGTCATCACATCAGCATTCTGTGTGAAACCTAAACGTGGTAACTGTGCTTCAGTGTAAGGTGTAGCAAGTTCAAATATTGCAGGACCTCCACCAGCTAATACAAAACCACCGTCTTTGATCACACGAACTTTTAAATGCTCAAACACCAACATGTAAGTTTGTTCAGTGTTAAAGCTAAATGGGATTAATCGACCGACTTTAGATGAGTCATCAAGTTCACCGACGAAACGTAAACCAGGGCGTGAGTAAACACCGCCTTGTGCACGCACAAAGAAGTTCTCACATAAATGTAAACCTGTCGCGTACTTCGTTAAGTCAGCACGCGACTGTAATGCTGGCGCAATCTCACCAGATGTAAAACTACGCTGAATAAGTTGTGGCATCTCTTAATTCCTAATTGTAACAAAATCACTCTCACTAGGCATAAGATACTGGTCATTCATGTCAGTAGCCATAGCAGATGCAAGGTATTGACGATAAAGCTGTAATGAATCATTACGCAATGCACGACCTAACTCAGCACCGACAATAGGTATTGCAAGTTCAGATGACAACAAGTGTGACAGTGCCATGATGAAGTCATCACTGAATAAATTAGGATCAGTAACCTTTGATGCAAAGTCAATGCGTAACTCAGGTTGATCTGAACCAATCACCTTACTGTCATCAAAATTGAATACCTCATAAGGTATCTGACGACGTAAATCTTTCAACGGTATAACACGACTGTCTAACAATCGAGATGCTACATTAGCACTACCAGATGGTAACTCTTCAAAAGCACCCACCAAACGGTGAATCTTCAAACAGTCAGTAGGGTATGAATACGCATAAGCCCAGTTAAATATCTCAGTAGTAACAGATGCTAATGCTCGAATCTTGTGGTTAAACTGCCACGGTATTTCACGCAAACACCGATCACGTAGGATTGAATATTTCAACTTACACAACTGAGCTTGAATACTGCTCTCAGTAAATGAGTTGATACTACCTGCACGAATGTTACTTAATGCTAGGTTACATATTTCAACTTCAGAAGCCATGTTCCACCTCGATTATGATTTAGGACCATAAAGCTGCTCAATACGATCACCGGTTTCACGTTGCAGTTTAATAGTGGTGAGTTGAATACCGATACTCTTGTCAGAGTGTTCAGCAGTGCTGTGTTCAGATTTACGCTCTACGAATGCAAACCCACGAACTTCAACGATGTCACCGACTGCTAAGTTCTCAATACCTAACTCTTCAATCAGGTCATTGTCGAAACTTAAACTTGTACCATACGGGTAATGTTCACCATCAGAACAGCAAACCATACCATCAGACTCGTGTGATTGTTTCTTAATCTTTACTTGATCTTCAGGCATGACACACCTCTACAATGTTTCAACAGTGTCGGCTTGAGTAGACTCACCTTCACCAAGAAATGAAGCGTCAGCGATGTCTTTCTTATCATCTTCAGCTTTCTTTTTAGCAGCGTTTGCAGCTTTAGTTTCAGCAGCTTTACGAGCTTTCGCTTGTGCAGGTGTTTCACTTTTAATAGCTTCAAGCCACGATGGTACTTGTTCTTTGTTGTTCTTTTTAGGGAACGGTTTTTCAGTGTGTAACATATTACGTTTCCCATCAGGGTCGTAAATCTTACCGTTGAAAAAACCTTTACTTTTAACTTTATAACTAGGCATGTCAGCTCTCCAAAGTCATTGAATGAAACTGGGGACCGAAGTCCCCAATCTAATTAAGCACCAGTGACGTTAGTCTGGTTACCCATTGAGATACCAGCAGTCACCTTACCAGTGGTAGGTGGTGTACCGGCAACCACGTATTCAATACCTAAGTATCGTTCAGTAAGCTCGTTCGGTAACACTTCAAGTACCATCTGTTTACCAGCAACCAATTCAGCAAGTGGAATGGTTTCACTGATTACAGAAGTACCTAACGCAGTGGTTGCACCAGTGCTGATGATAACTTCTAAGCTAGTCAGAGTGTTAAAATCTTCAGTAACCTGAATCAATACTGGGATTTTATTCCCTTTACCAATGTCTTGATTCAATGATGCAACTGCACCAAACGGTGTACCTGGTACGCCTAAGTCGATGACATTAGTTGAGTCAGCAGAAGCTGTGATCGCCTGGTCATCTGAGAACAATTGTTGTGCAGATAAAATCATGATGATTCTCCTAAATTAATTAAAAGGTTGAGTGGTATTAAACCACTCGTGCTTCAGTGTTAAGAACTGCATCACTTTCACGGATAGGAATACCACGGTATGTAGTAACTTCCTTACCTTCAATCTCAGTCGTTCTCAAACGAATGAAACTATCAGATGCACCAGCGTTAGTAGCTAAAGCATCAAGTGCTTCAAGTACGTCACGGTTACAGTAGATAGCCATTTTACCACCAGCTACGCGACGGCTCTGCAACTTATAATAAGCTTTACGCATGAAGTCGTACAATGCAACTGAACCAGCAGCCATGTCACTAACGTCAATGTTTGCAACACGTGAAACATAACGCCAATCTTTAACAGCAAGACCCACGTGCCATGTGAATTTTTCTTCCTTGGCATAGTAAGCGTTACCAGCACCATCTGTGACACGTTGCTCACCCATGTCTTCACGCTGAACACCAGCTTGAGTACCTTTAGGGTAAATCAAGTTACACTGGTTATCACCCCAGGTAACAAACCAGATAGACGTGTTGTCTGAACCAGTACCACCAGCATCGATAATCTGACCACCGTTAGCAGCAGACAAGTCGTTGAAGCGTGGTGCAAGACCCATGAACTCTTCAGGATCTGATGCAGTATCACCGTAGAATACTTTCGAACCTACTTCATTTGACATTGCTTCAAGATACGCTTGAGCTTCAGATAAACGTACAGCACCTTCATTGGTAGACAAATCAAGTAAACGTTTATCGACGGTACTTAGACCTTCAACGAAACCAGTTGTGTCTTCAACTTGTGCAGTGCGACCTTTGCTGTTTGGAATACCAGCATATAATTTACCCCATGTAACAGAAGGTAAACCAGTACGAACTGTGTGTAAGTGGGTAGTACCCTTGTTACACTCAACCGCAATAGCGTCTTCTAAGATCGGGTTCATTTCCATAAGCATTTCGATAACAGGATTGAATTGACCCTGACCGTCTTGCAGTTTGTAAATATCGATTAAGTCGATAAAGCTGTTTCCTAAAGTAGCCATGTTTCACCTCGTGAGTTAGTTAGGCAGTTTTGTCATTAGGGTAAAGAAGAGACACACGGTCCTGTGCTTTAGACGGTGGTGTATTTGTTCCACCAGGTACATCTTCAGCAGTTAACTTCCCAACCTTGACCATAAACCGGATAACTTCAGGGTGGTTGCCCACACCGTGTTCTTCCAGCAGTTGCTTCAGTTCTGGCGTACCAAACTTATCAATAGCAGATCGTGCGATACCGACGTTTTCTTCAAACTTGTCACCACCGAACTCTTTGTCATTTTTAGATTGTTCTTGCCAGTCGTTCATCAACTGATTGAAAGCATCGACCTGACTCTCCGAACTCGCCTTGGCTTGTTTTGCTTGGAAGTCTACCAGTTTCTGTGCTTGATCTTGATTCAACCCTAACTCTTTAAAGAGTGGAGTTGCTTCAGTCAACAATGCAGAATCTAGTTCAACCCCTTCTGGCATCACGAAGTCGGCATAAGTGTCGGGAGGTGTCTGACTACTTAAATCAGTTTCTTCACCGGTGGGTGTTACCCCATCAGCGTTATCATCAGCAGCACCTGTATCAGTTGCAGCATCAGAATCTGTACCAGTCAACACTGTTGAAGTGTCAGCATTGTCTGTGTTTTCTGTTTGTACACCTGTGGTATCTGCACCACCTGCTGCATCACCGTCGGGTGCTGCTTCATCTCGGTATACTCTGAATAAATTTTGTATATTAAACATGTCGTCACCTATTCTCTTTTAGCATTTTAAAATAATCATCTGGTGCAGCTTCACGTATTTCTTCATCAAGCCATAACCCATGACTACGTTTACCTGAATTGAAAGCGTGTAACTGTGTATCAGTATTGAATATACTCTCAAAAGTAGAGCAATTTTGCAAACATCTCCACATAAAAGACCTACCGTTCTCAGTCTTCATTATAGTGCTGATACTGTATAACTCTATTTCACGTGAGTCACGTTGCTTTTTAGCACTTTCATTTTCTTCATCAAACATTATGCTAACCCTGCTCTACGCATCGTTGCACCAAGTGCATTGTCTTCACTCAGCTCAGTTTCAGATGCAGTCTTGGCAATGTTAGCACCTTGCTCTGCAACAGCCATCGCTTGCATCTGTGCTTGTTGTTGCGCTTCAGCTTCAGCCATTGCAGCAACTTCATCATCACTGCGAACCAATGCAGGATCAACACCGAGTGATTCAGCGTACTCATCGATACCCTGATTGATATTAACCTTGTGACGTGCTTCGGGCCACAATGCAGCAGCTTGACCAACGAAACCAACTAAGCGGTCAACAGCACCAGTAGCAACAAGTCGCTGTGCTTGTGCTAACACTGACACATATTCAACGTTTAACTCTTTGTTCTGTAACTCAGGTGGTGGTGTTGGTAGTACACCGTTCTGTTGAAGTATGTTGAATGTTCTATCAATCAGTGGATCAAGTAACTCAGTGTGCAGACGTTCAAGTACAGGACCTAACATCAGTAACTTCTCTTCATGCTTCTCAGCAACTTCACGAGCTGTTATCTGACGACGGTCAGTCTGTGCCAACATTAAGAATAAATCTTCATAAAATGCACGTTGAACACGATTCTCGACGTTATTAATTTCTTCCTTGATGACATTGATGTCAGGTCGATAGTTACCGTAAATGCTGGTCAGCCCACCACTTGACTGTTCATGCCATACAATATCATTAGGTCCAACCGTGTTACCATTAATCTTGTTCTTCAGTGATGAAGGACCTTGTAACGGTGGACTGACTAATTTATCGATTGCTTGATACTTACGACGTTCAGCAAGTTGTAATGCTTTAGTGTCACCGAGTGCTGTGATACCTGGGCAATCAGTCGCATAAACATCTTCAGCAGTAACATCCCAACGTGGTGTCACAAATGGGAATTCATCAAACCCTGATTCACGTAAGAATTGATCAGTACCTTCTTTAGTGCCACTCTTCGCTTCATAGTAAACACTGCGCCACGGTTTATCACTAGCCAAAGGACTAGCACCATCGCGCTTGTCATTAGGTTCAACTGCATGAACTATCTTGACCCATGACTCACTGTTGCCAGTTTTCCACATTTCTCTAACAGCTTGACTGCAATTCTCTTCACCAAACTGCTTGATACATTGACCGACACTGATTTCATATTCACGGTAAAAGGTGTCACTGACATTCTGACTGTTCATACCAATCATGTAACTACCAACAGTGTAAGGTTTACACCAGATGACATTTTCAAAGTCGTGGAAGATACCCATCGCACCAGTGCCAAACACACCGAGTTCTGAATATAACTGATGAAGTGAATTGTACAAGTTCGACTGTGAGAACACTTTGTACATTGTTTGTTGAACTTCATGCAACCACAGCTTCACTGCTTGACTGTCATCAAGGTTCTTATCACCCGTACCTAATCTGAACCAAGGTCTAGCCGGTGATGTGATACCTGACATCATACCTGAAGCAAGTGTACGGTTAGCCATGCGTGAGATGTTGTTAATCTGTTTCGTGTTACGCTTGTTACCTTTGTTACGGTCAGACGTAAGGAAACGACCACGATGTGCAAGGTGATAGTCAGACAACTCACGATACAGTGGGATAAATGTTGAACGTTCTGAGCGCAATGCTTCAAGTCGTTTGTTGTATGATCTAATAGTTGGCATATCTTACCCTTGTATTCCTGAACCGATTGCAGTCGCTTGTATCAGTGACTGACTTATCGCAGTCAAGTCATCCTGAACAACCAGTTGAAGTTCTTCACCTAAATCACCATCTACACGGACGACGACACCACGTTGTTCTTGACCGTTGAAACCAACTTCACAAATGAACGAATGCAAACCACCACCGACCTTCTGTTGGAAGTAGTGTTCAAAACCACGTATTACTAATGCACCGTTACTCTTGTAATTGAATATATTAATGAATGCACCATCAGACCGTTTAACACGTAACATCATACCAACTCTCAAAGCCGGTGCACTACCAAATGTTGAGAAGTCCATACTCGATGTTGCCTGAACAGCCCATTTAATTGCGTTTATATCACCCGATTGACCAGGGTCAGGTTTAATGGTGAATATAACTGGTGTAGTTGAACCGTCAACTCTCATATCACTGTTTGACCGATTGAAGTTGATTCCTGTTTCATATACATCACCGATGATTTCATCAATCTCAATATCGTTACCAACTACACCAATGACAACAGATTGAGTGAAACCACTCGCATTACTCAGTTCAATCACATTCCCTTCAGAGATACTGTGACCTGGTAACGCTTCAAAAAATCGTGATGTTGGATCAGTGTTTGCTGCAAGTTGAAATGAACCGAGTCGCTGCAAGAATTTTATATCAAGCATGGGTGTAGTTTGATCCTGAATATATACAGCACCACCTATGTCACCACGGTCACTTATCTCAATAGGTACACGTTGCTCAGTAACAGTTAATGCTGAACGCTCTGTCATGGCTAATGCCCACACAGCAGTTTCAGTCATTGGTATGTTCAACGGTGGGTGTTCACCACCTAACTCGTGGAAAACTGTATTTGACTTAGCAGGTTTCACGTCACTGAATACAATACGCACTGTGTCACGATGTGATTGCAACACCAATGATGAAGGTGTCAATGGATCAGAAGTGACCCTGACATACTGAGTCAAGTCAAGATTAGCACGAGTGGTGGTCATCGATTACTGCCCTAACAATGTCTTAGTAGCTGTCGAACCTGCTGCTTGTACACCACGTGCACTAGTCAGAATGGTACTTCGACCATCTGCTTGTCCTGACGCTGCTGCTCGACGACGTTTATCTTGTGCACCTGCTGCTTGACTTGAACCAGTGTCCGGTGCACGTGGTGCTTCCGGTACTGCTGGTGGTGGTGCTGGCGCTCTTGGTGAACCTCCACACATGGGAAATCTCCTGTCAAATAATTAGAATGATAGCATATACATTGTCAATGTCTATAAGTAGTCATCTGAGTTCATACTGTCTAACGGGTTATAATCTCCACGTGGTTTGTTACGAACATATGGGTTGTGGTCAAGATGTCCACGTGGTGTCTCACGTTTCGGTACTGGTTCAGCAAACGTCAAGTACAATGCATCAGCCCAATCTGGTGACACACCGAGTCGTTTCTTCATGTCCTTTTTACGTTCAAGCACAAGCTGATCTTTATCATTGTGACCGAACTCACGTGATGTCAATTCAATCTCAAGTTGTGGGTCATTAGGAATAGCACCACCGTCAAGCAACCACTGTCTACAATGTGAACCCATCTCAGCAGTACGCATTTTGAAGTGCTTCACATCAGCAGCATTATCACCGAAACCTACATCAATGACATGATAACCAAGTTGACGCATTCTATCCGCAACCGGTCCACCCATTGAACCTTTATCCATGAAGGTGACATCAGGTTGATGTCTATCAAGTATCATTTGTAACAGTGATACCACCTTCATTGAATCACGCGACTTCTCACCAGGTATCTTGTAAACCTTTTCAGACTTGGCATCTTTACCACGTCGAAACTGAATCATACAGTTATCTTCACCACCGCGTGCCATATCAATACCACAGATTAATGGGTCATCACCAAGGTAAGCACCACTACCACGACGCATTGCATCATAGACAACATCAGATGGTATGAACTGCATATCACCACCGTGTGGAAACATACCTCTAACACGCACTTTAACAAAGTCACTGTCTTCTCCAAAGTCATCTATCCATGTTTGAATCAATCGCTTGTTAGTCATCTTCGCAGTACGACTGTCAATCTGTCGCGTTATCCATCGGTGACTGTTCTTCCTGAAGCATTCAAAGAATGAACCATTGTTACGTGTTGGGTTACCGAAACAGATGTGCATCGGTTCACCATCAGTCAGACCACCTTTAGCAACTTCCCATATCTTTTCAGGGATAGCTGATGCTTCATCGAATAAGTACCAAGGTGTCGAATCAGCAGCATGAAGACCTGCAAATGCTTCAGAGTTCTCTTCACGACATGTCTGTGCATCGACTCGCCATGAGTCAGGATAGGCACGATGTACAATTGACATTGCATTCATCTGAAACCAGTGACCGGTAATACATCGATTACGCCACTTAGATACTTCAGACATTGTTTTAGTTTTGAGCTGGTCACCGGTGTTAGCTGTGACAACTCCTTTTGAATTGGGGCGTGTTGACATGATCCAGAGTATCAACCAAGCAGACAGTGCTGACTTACCAATACCATGACCTGATGACACTGCAACTTGCACAGGGTCAACTGCATCAACACCGTTGAACTTACGTTCTTTAACTTCAGCACCTATTGCATTGAGTATGTCAACTTGCCACTCATCCATTCCATCAAAACCACTCAATGATGTACCTTCTTCCCCCCACTGAAAAGCAAAGTTTACAAATCCAACGGGGTCGTCGTAGTATTTACTGACTTCATCCGCAAGCGCGATATCCACATCTGACATTAGTTACATCTCCCATGATTAATATGAAAACCATATTCTAGTTCTGCTGACTTACGAACACATGCAGCTTCGAGCAAGTTATCATACCTACCGAGGAATATTTCTTTATGGTCTACGACTATTCTTGTGCGCCACTTATTACGAGTCTTACACCAACTTACACCATGTATACCACTATTGTTATTACTTTTGATTCTCAGGTTCTTACCGTTCTGATGTCGGTCAACGTCACGAAGGTTACACCATCGATTGTCTGTACCATCACCGTTGAATTGGTGCTCATCACTGACAGGACTGCCGATAGGGTGACGGACTATCGTGGTGTCTCAAAAGGTCAGTGATGAGCTACTGAGAAGAATAGCATTAGAAGAACGTCACGTCATCATCTTCTTGCACATCGTCGTCAGTAGCTGTCAAACGCTTTCTAGCAGCAACAAGTCTGTCCATGACATCAGCATCAGTGCTGACCTTTATCTTATCAGCAGCAAACGCATCGACACGCTTATGCTTACCCACCATGTTCAATGCAGTGTTACTCGCGGTAATGTTACCTTGCTGGCGTGCAATACGGTGATTATCCACCATCTCATACAGCAACCAGTCAGTATCAATCATGGTTTCTTCAAGTCGCTGTTGAATAATATGCTCAATAGCTGCACTGACATCATCTTCTTCAAGCAGTTTGTAACCGTGGTCAGACGAATACCCAGCAGCTTCAGCAGCGCGACGTGTTGCAAAGTCCTTCATGTACTCGACAACAAAGTTCGCTTTTTTAGGTGGCAGCTTAATGATGTCTGCAATCGTTATTCTTCTCATAAGAAACTCACTTCGGATTCACTTAATGCCTTTAAAGCATCGTCAATACTATCATAATAACCTAAAACCATCTTATTGTAATGACCATCAACTGACACCACTGTGTATTGTTTATGTTCAAAACAGTACGACACCACTGTACTGTTCTTCGCTCTGTCACGGTGAACACGTGGTTGATCGAATGGTACAACGTAAAGGTTGTCAATACAGAACCTGGTATCACGTGGATTCATTGTTCTGATTTTACCCATGATCAATTCACCGGTGACGTGTTGCCATACTATACGAAGACCACAATGTTTCTCACCATACTGTTTGATCTTATACTCACCTAAACCCATACGACCTGCAACAGACCCAGGTTTAGCTCGTGACATTTTGGATATTGCATTCACTAGCTTACCGTCACTGTTGAAATACATATAATCATCACTTAGTGCTTGCCACCGTAAACAACCTTCTTCATGGTCGTATGTGAACCTTTCTTGTAAGTGTTTCATCAACATTCTCCTATTTGTGGGTACTATACCACTGAACAAGTTTTACAGCAATCAACATTCTCAGCGACACAATCCATGACAAATTGAATAAACGCGTCATCCAGCTACAGAGTACACCAATTCTACCTTTGAGCACATTAACAGGTAGTCAATGTCACATGACGCATCACCGATACTTGAAAGACCTTATTGTAGCGTATACCCCACAAACAGAATCTGAGTAACTTGTAAATTAGTTAAAATGTGTCATTTAATAAAATAAAAGAGTAAAAGAGTAGAAGAATCAACAACTTAACTAATGTCACTTATTGCGTAAAACACGTCATAAATGTGACATCGATGTGGCATGTGTCATTTCTCTTGTATATCAGTAACTTACGACCAGTGTTTTGTGGGACAAACCGTGTTGTTGACACACTGCTGTCTTTATTCGTATAATAACTGTCAATCTTTAACTGAGGAAACGACATGAACATCACATTATTAGCTGAACAAATCAAAATGAATGCACCAGACCTGTTGGTTGTGGTTACGCAACTAAACATGAAACACAAACTAGGCGTAGAAGATTTCTCTAACCTCACTGACCGACAGTACAACACCATCAGAGCGTTATTAGACCCTGACTACCTGGTTAAGCTTTTAGGGTGTGGTAAGAGTGACAGAAAATACAATTACCATTACACACCAAGTTATGCACATATTGAACAGTGGATCTCTGACCGTGACATCAACGGTGTTAGCACTAAAGAGATTCAGGATCAGCTACCTAACTTTATAACTCAACGAGGGCATCAGGTGATTGGTGCAGCTATGCGTGCAGCAGGTTATGAAAGTAGGGTTATCGTTCTTGATACAGGTAAACAGGGTCGCAGGTGGTTCAACGATGCATTGTTGAGTAAACCAGAAGTATCATTCATCTAAACAATAAAGCCGCAATTAAGCGGCTTCTTTCATCTCAGCAGACAATTCTAAATCCACACATGCCATACCCCTTGTTTCAATATACACCGACGCACTGACTTAGAAGCCGCGAAAGCATGTGACAGTGCTAACCTTAGACTTGCCGACTTGATTAACATAGATAAAGTACCACCGATGTGACAATTGCACCTGTAATGATGAACGACACCTTTGCGAGTGTGTAACACACATCATCAACTCTATGTGTTTCTAACTTCTTGAAACATTGAACCCAATGTGGTGAACGGATCAAGATTTCACCGGTAGCATCCACCTTCAGCTCAACATCTTCTCTAACATCAACCACTGTTACAGGACCTTTCATTGGGTCGATTAACCTATCACCTATGTTCATGATGCTTCTCCTTCAGCGAAACCTTTTTCATAGTCGATGTACCGAGTTGAACCCTCAGCATACGTGTTGTTGTACTCACCATTCTGACCATCGGTGAACCCGACTTTATATGCACGTGTTTGCTTCTTCATTAACCTTCTCCCATGTAATGTTCACACATGTAAGCAATGTACATCGGGTCATTCTCTTGCCCGACAACCTTGTTGATACGTTCAATGTTAGGTTGAACCACTTGCTCACAGATAGCTTTAGCGTGCTTCAACTTGGCAATGAGTCGCAATTCTTTCCTGCTGAATAAATCTTTCAATGTAATAGTTTTCACATGTCACCTTTATATATTATTAAACTCAGTCATGAGTATAGTACCACATTGTTCCACATGTCAAGCATCAGACACAAAAAGCCGACTGTTACATCGGCTTAGTTATTACACTGTCAATTGGTTAAGCTTTATCAGCGCGATCCTGTGCTTGCTGGTCACTGTAATTATGACCTTTGTAGCGTTTACCCAATTTCTCGATGTTCGCTTCAATGGTTTCTTCACGAGTGATACCAAGGCCCTGACGTAACCCTTCCATGTAGAACTCAAGATCACCAAGTTCTTCAATGATGTTCTCCATGTCAATCTGTTTACGGTACATCACAGCTTTCTTCACAGCATCAAGTAACTCACCAGATTCACCACTGATACCCACAGCCATGTGCAGTGTATGAGCATCACCAGCAGTCAACTGATCAACAATGTCCTGACCAGGTTTAGCAAGTTGCGCCACCATGTCACTATGGTTGATTGATTCAACATTGATACCATCTTCGTTATCTGCATCAGATAATTTAACTTCAACACCTTCAACAAGTACGGGCATGGTGAAACCTTGAGCTTCAGCACCGTCTTTAGCCATTTGATAATGAGCAAGGAATTCAACAGGGAAACCTTCATGGTTCGTGGAAATAAACATTGATTGAGTTAAACCACTTTCTTTCAATCGTTTATCCCACTCACTTTTACCTTGTTCAAAGATTTCATTTACTATTTCTTGCGTCAATTCTTCGTTTTGTTCAGACATACGTCACCTCAGTTATTTAAATAAGTCAGCAGCTCTCACCACTGACTCTGTATTATAGTGGAACAATGTTCTACTGCAAGTTATATTTCACATGAACCAGCAGAACACGCTAATGTTTGCATTGACTCAGTGTTGTCATCGACTTCATTCAACTCAGTCCAGTCCACATCTGGTGTAGGGTTAGCTTTCACCCATGCAACAAACTCATCACGAGTCATGTCTTGATATGGTGCTTGCTGATACGTGTGATCGGTGTGTGGTAAAAAGCTGATACCTGATACTTCATCGAAGTGTTCATATACCCATGCACCCACTGCAACCCATTCTTCATCACGCACTGTGATAGTCACCGATGGTTTATGTTAACACCATTCACGCTGATACAATAACCACAATTCAAGTGCTTCCATTGCTGATACTTGATCACGAGTCACCGATGACTCAGGTGCTTCAATGGCAAAGCTGACCACAGCAGTGCTGTCAGGACGCATGACATCATCTTCAGTATGGAAACCACGTTCCTTCATAAACTCATACAACGGGTCTTTCTTATCCACGCGAACAGTACGAATATACTGATGGTTATGACGTGCATGAATACCTGAAGCAGTGTTACACAGTTGGCTAACAGTACCAGATGGTTTGACACACGTGATAGCAGTTGAAGCATTCACACCAAGGTTAACAGACCATACTTCATTCACAGCACGAGCATGGTCACGTAGTTTGTGGAGTGTTTTAACTAAGTTCTTCTTACACTTAGCGCCTGACATCAGCTTATTGTCCATGATACCGGTGAGACTCACACCCAACAAAGCTTCTTCAGCAGTGTTCTGTTCCCACGCTTCAGATACGAAGTTGAAGTCAGTCAGTGTTGATTGCAGTGTCCCC